ATCCGTCAAGTCGGAAGGGATACACAAATTCCCCAACAACCTGACGCCAAGGCGAAAGTAGATAGACAGTTCATCTTCTACTATCGTGGGACAATCCATTATGTTGTAGATACCCAAGCATCCGCATATCTAGGGAGTATTGGACTAACTAACCCACTTAGTATCGCGTGGGAAGTGGTCCCGTTCTCTTTCGTAGCGGACTGGTTTCTCCCGATCGGGAGGGCCCTGGAAAACTTGGATGCGACGCTCGGCTGTAGCTTTCGCAGCGGCAGCACTGGGTTCCTACTCTGGAGTCATCTAGAGTATTTCCTGGACGCTGACTATGTGAAAGCAGGCTTCCGCTATGAGTACAAAGGACTTCGTGCTCATGGTCGGTGGTTTGAATATCGCCGGACGGTGTTAAGTGGATTCCCTTCGGTTACGCTTCCGCAACCGAAAAATCCGCTGTCAGCAGCTCACGCTGCCAATGCACTGGCCCTGTTAACACAGGCCTTTTCTCTCAGGTAATTTCACCCAGGAGTTGTACAAATGGCCTCACAAGCCGCAATTGCTGCGAAGACCGCTTTGACGGTGATAACACTCACCGGCACAGCTCTCTCCGTGCTTCCCCGTGGTAAGGACAGTAAAAACGTCCTTAGCTGGATCGCACCTGGAGCTACCACCCTTGACGATGTCAAGGTTGATTTCTCCTACCGCGACCCGACGACCACCCGTAAGACCACGAAGGCATCTCTGCGCGTGTTCTCTCCGAAGACGGCCACAGACTCGGGGACTGGATTGATTTCCAAAGTTGGCGATAACATCGTCACGATGGATTTCACCTTTCCCGAGAATGCGACGTCGGCGGAAAAGCAGAAGCTGCTGGACATTGCGTTGACGGTCTTTGGAGCTACCGAGTTTCGGGCAGCTCTGAAGGACGGCGACGTCATGTACTAGCAGTGTGGACTGGGAGATATCCGACATGGAATCAACCGTCCTAGAACAAGCGACATCGATACCATGGGAAACCGTGATTATCGACGGAGGATTTATTCTTTTCGTCCTCGTCATGTTGCATGTTCTGCTGCTTGACCGTAAGAAGTAAGAAACCTTCCTTCCCGGAGAATCGAACATGGGTAGCAACAATCGTTCTACCGCACGCGTCTTCCGTGACTTTACGGATGCTGCAATCTTGCAATTCCTTTCTAGTCTTAACACGCCACGAGCCTTATCGGTCTGGTTACTTTATCGTAGCGGGGAGCATGACCAGCTTACAACCCTGGTCTGTGATCCCCTCAACTACGATGACAGTAATTCTTTCCGGGACGACTATGCGGCAACTAGCCTACTATCGAAATCGGATTTCCTCACGACAAGCTTTAATCGTGAGGAGGTTGCGATCGATAAGTTCCTCAAATCTGAGGAGCGATGTAGGGCGACGAATCGAACCGTGCTCCCTTTTGCACCCAGCGGATGTTCTCCGCCGGAGGCACTCCATCCTCTCATACCGAGAGTTCGGAGACAAATTGAGCGGATGCTAGGTTCTTTCCGTCTGGAGGAATTGCTCGACAGCAGC